TGCATAAAGCATGATAAGAGCTCAGGCCCCGAATTTCCTTTCTTCATTCTTTATGAGATTCGATCTTGAGCGGTAGGGTGATTCCCCCCCCGCAAGTGGCCGTACTTTTCGAAAGGTCAAACTTTGGTGAGTACCAGGTATCCCCCGTAATAGGGATACTGCCCAATCAATTGCTATTAAGTAGCACGACGGTTCCTATCCCATCACTCCTGTCGCTAAGGCAGCAGGGAGAGTAGCCTTGTGGGCTCGCCCCCCCCAAACTACTATGGTATATGAACCTGGATTACAAATATACAGCTCATTACCTATAACTGGAAGATACTTCGCTTGAAGCGAACATCGAATCAGTTACAGGGAAAGGCGATTTAGTTAAAAACCGCGACAATTTTCTTTAATTTTAAGAATATGTCTGCTGCCATTAATAACCCAAAGTGGGCTAAACCCAGCGAATTGCTGAGAATGGCGCACCTCTTGGTCCTTGCCATAGGTTTGAACTGCGAACTTAGTAGCTTCAAGCTCCTAGTTAATCGGTTGAATACTATCATGAAAAGATCTGGAACAAAGTTCCTGGTCTTATACATGAAGGAGTCAATTCGATTAGTCTTAGGTTTCCTTAACCACAATACTTATACTAAACCCCAAAAGGGTGTACAAGTAAGAGTGGGGAAAAGTGGCCTTCCACTGGTTATCCCGGCTAAGTTAAGATTCTTCATTGCACGCTTTCGCGCTGCAGGGAATTATCATGACCGAACCGTGGTACGAATTATTCTTTCCATTCTCTCCTTTTACAGAGTTTTACAGTTTAAAGCTCTCCCTGATCTAAGTACCATCACTGGTGCTTTCACCGGGGTTAGTGCAAGTTTTGCACCAGCAGAACTTCGCAATGTATTAACTTTGTTTAAGTTAAGAGTGGCTGGTAATCTCTCTTGGACAATCTCGGAAGCTGCAGGTCCTAACGGTCCTAAAGCAACGTGGTTTTCTGGATGTGACGCCATCGCTTTAATATTTCACCCAAAACAATGGGTGTGTATCATCGCGTTTGGTATCATTTCCAAAAGAGTGTTACTTGTTTCTTGGCTTCTTTGCATCCAGATCCTAGTTATTCCAATCCTCCCTCTACTGCTGCTGCTTCAAGTCGAAGTACCTTCTACCATTGGGCGCTTAGTGTGCCTAACGGAAGGAGGAGGTAAGCGCCGGATCATTGCGATCACGGACTGGTGGACACAGATGCTCTTTAGACCACTACATGATGGATTGTTTCGTCAATTGCGGTTAATCCCGCAAGATGGAACTTTTCATCAGTGGCAGCCTATTGAGAAATGGGTTTTACCCATTGTTCGTCTGGGTGCACCTGCTTACTCTTTCGATCTCTCAGCTGCAACGGATAGACTTCCGATTGAGTTCCAACGCCAAGTATTATCGATCCTTATCGGACCGGTATATGCCTGGTTATGGGTTATAATTTTAGATCGTGATTGGATGTTCAATAGAGCACCAGTAAGATACTCCGTAGGACAACCTATGGGGGCTTACTCTTCCTGGGGAATGTTAGCTTTCTGCCACCATGTTTTGGTGCAGTTAGCTGCTTCTCGAGCAGGGGTAAGTGGATGGTTTCCGTCATATGCTATTGTTGGTGATGACATTGTCATTGCCAATAAAGCAGTTGCGGACAGCTATCAGATTTTACTGAGAACACTTGGTTTACAAATTTCGATATCAAAATCTTTGATTTCGGAATCTGGACTCCTTGAGTTTGCCAAACGTTGGACATCTGCGACGAGGGGGGAGATTTCGGCTGTTGCACCAGCATTGCTGTTGCAAACGCTTCGATCTCCTCACCTTTTAGCGGTCTTAATCGTATCTCTGTTTGAACGAGATTGGTTATTCTTTCCCGAGCAATTGAGAGTTCTTAGCGTAGGTGTCCGTAAGATCTTAAAGATCCCACGTTCACTTTTCGCCTTGATTGTTGCAACGGTTATCGGCCCTTCTGGCCTTCTACGTAATAGTCACCTTGTCACGGCATTTGCCGAGTCTTGGTTTTCAACTGTTACTAAGGGGCAGAAGGGGTCTGCTGTGGGCTTAATCATCGAGGCGTTTAGACGCCTCGTTGAGAAAGACATAGCCGATGTGGCACAGACGGCCCAAAGAAATTTCGATTACTTCACCAAAACTTGGTGGCGTAGACGTCTTTTCAGAGGTCCATCTGTGGTTGCCGGGATTCTCTCAATCCCGTTGATGTTGGTTTCGCCAGGCTTCTATATGTATTGGTATGCCTTTTACAAAGCACTCAAGTCTGGATACTCAGCTTCGCTAAATATAGCGGGGCTGGTGAATCCGGATTTAGCCACTACTCCTGGTTCTGTTCAGTTTGATCTACTAGGACTGGAAGACCTAGCCTCCATTGACTGGAGTCGACGTCGGAAAGTTAGAGACCAATTCGCACAGACTGAAGCTCTTATTAAAGAACTTCAGGAGGTGATTCGGGTGGAAATCCATGATTCTCCATCGGTGGCACTTGTGCCACTAGTGGAGGTTCCTGAGATTGAGGAAGAATGGGAATCGGGTTTTGACCCTTTTCCTTTTCTATCCAATCCTAGAGCTCGTATTTACAAGTTCTAAGTCCAAACCTTACCATCTCTGTTTGACGGTCTAACACACCGGCTGCTGAACATTAGCAGAATAGTGGTGCAATCCCACTTAAGGCAGTGTGCAGACAGAGACACATATGGAAGCAAGGTATACATTCTGACCGAAAGGCGTAGTGCCTTAGGACGGGATTAAAATAAAAC